GCTTTTTTAAGAAGAATACAGAAAGAAAAGAAACAACAAGCGATTAAACAAAAGGCTATAATGGAATCAGGAATACTAAATGATATGGCCGATACAATAGATGGTACACCAGCACAAGGTACAAATACTTATATAGAATTTTTACAACAAAATATGGTACCAGTGAATTACAAACCTCGTGGTTCAAAGAAAAAAGATAAATGAAAATAGCTTTACTAAACGACACTCATGCGGGTGTTCGTAATAACAATCAAATATTTGCAGAATATCAAGGTAGATTTTATAAAGAGATATTCTTTCCATATCTGAAAGAACATAATATAAAACATATTATACACTTAGGTGATTACTTTGATAGAAGGCGTGATGTAAATTTCTTTTCTTTACATAAGAACTATGAACATTTTGTAAGTGTTTTAGAAAAAGAAAATATTACAATGGACTTAATAGTGGGTAATCATGATATATATTTTAAATCAACAAACGATTTAAATAGTCCAGATTACCTTTTAAATTTTGATTTTATAAATGTCTATAAAGACCCAACGATAAAAAATTATGATGGTCTAGATATACTTTTATTACCTTGGATTAATTCTGAAAATATAGAAGATGTTGAAGAATATCTAGGTATAGCAGAAGCTGATATTGTTATGAGTCATTTAGAAGTAAATGGTGCTGAAATGTTTCCAGGTCATTTTCATGGTGGAGGAACACCAGCTTCTTGGTTCAAAAGATTCGAACAAGTATATTCAGGCCATTTTCATCATAAGTCAACACTAGATAATATAAAATATTTAGGTTCTCAAATGGAGTTTACATGGTCAGACTATGGCGATGATAAATATTTTCATATTCTAGATACAGATACAAGAGAACTAACACCAGTCAATAACCCTTTAAAGATACATAAGAAAGTTTTTTATGATGATACAAAAGAAACACTTATGTCCATAAAGACAAAAGATTTTTCACACTTGAAAAATTGTTTTGTAAAAGTTGTTGTAGTAAATAAAAATGAACCATATTGGTTCGATATAATGACCGAACAAATGATTCAAGCTGGTCCAGCTGATTTAAAAATAGTTGAAGACCATGGTAATTTAGATGTTCTTTCAGATGATGAATTTACTGGTGAAGCTCAAGATACTCTAACGATTTTGAATAATCACATTCAAAAACTGGAGATAGATGGTGATAGACAGAAATTAAGTGAACTTATGAGGTCATTATATACAGAAAGTTTGGATGTTTTAATATGATAAAAATAATACAATTAATTACAGGCGAAATGTTAATCGCTGAGTTGAAACAGCCTCATCAATATGATTATATAAAAAACCCTTTATATATTCATCAACAGGCTGTAGAAGGACAAGGACCAAAAGTAAGTCTTTTTCCTTATAATATATTGGGTGACGGTGACATTAAGTTACATTCCAATAGCATAGTTTGGTCAGTAGACCCAGACCAAAAATTACTAAATCAATATCAAGAGGCTTTTAGTAGTATAATTACACCACCAAAAGGAAAAATACAAGCATGATAGATTTTGTAGTCATTATTGGTATAATATGGTTTCTACTTGTAGGAACAATAGTAAGTATATTTTATGGTACTTTTGAAGGTGGTAGTAAAGGTATAAAAAAGAAACCTTACATAACTAAAAGTGGTGTTGAACATACAGCATTAAAATCAAGAGAAGAATATATTAATTAATACATTATGATAAAATTTCATAAAGTTCGTTATAAGAACTTTTTATCTACAGGTGATACATTCACCGAAATACAATTAGACAGAAAATCAACAACACTAATTATAGGTGCTAATGGTTCTGGTAAATCAACTATTCTAGATGCTTTAACTTTTGGTTTATTTGGTAAACCATTTAGAAATATACCTCAAAAGGCTTTAGTTAACTCAATCAATAAACGAAAAACAGTTGTTGAAGTTGAGTTTTCTATTGGTAGAAAACAATATATGGTACGAAGAGGTATCAAGAAAAGTTTTCTAGAGATATATCTAAATGGTAACTTCATACACCAAGACGCCAATATGAGAGACTATCAGGCTATTCTTGAACAACAAATACTTAAATTAAATTACAAGTCATTTACTCAAGTTATAGTTTTAGGTAGTTCTACATTTACGCCCTTTATGCAAATGTCAACAAAAGACAGAAGAGGTATCATTGAAGATGTTTTAGATATACAAATATTTTCAGTTATGAATGATATATTAAAACAGCGATACTCTTCATTAAGGCATGAGTTAAATGAGATAGAAACTAATCTCAAGATAGGTCAAAATAAGATAGAGTCTCAGGAAGAGGCTATGAGAAGACTGGAAGAGAATAGGGACGAACAAATAGCTAAACTTAAAACGGATATTCAAAGTTCATATGACTCAGAGAAGGAACATCAATCCATAATAGATACACATAACTCAAGTTTAGATGTTCAAATTGAATCTAAAAAAGATGAAGACCAGATTCGCATAGATTTACAAAAATACTTAGATAAAGAAAGAGAATTTGAAAGTGAAAGAAGAAAGCTTAGAAAAGAATTAGAGTTTTATGATAAGCATGACGAGTGTCCAACTTGTAAACAAGAAATAGAAGCCGACCATAAAGAACATATATGTGGTGATACGAATAACATAATAAAAGACTTAGAAGAAAGTCTATCAACTTATGGTAAAAATATCGAAGATATTAATACAAGGCTTATGGAGATAGCTAAAATAAATGAAGAGATAACTAAACTACAAAAAGAAATTCAGAAAGAACAAAGCTTCATAAACTCAGGCCAGATATACAGAGAAAAACTTATAAATGATTTAAAAAGTTTAGAAGAAGAACAACATACAGAAGAAGATGTTGAAAAATTAGAAAAGTATAAAAGAGCTTTTACTAAGTTAGAAGAAATGAAAGCTGATTGTTCAGATAAGAAATATTACTTTGATTTAGCTGAGATATTACTCAAAGATAGTGGCATCAAAACTAAAATTATTAAACAGTATCTACCTATCATGAATAAATTAATTAATAAATACTTAGCTAGTATGGAGTTTTTTGTTCAATTTGAACTTGATGAAGAGTTTAACGAGCAAATAAAATCTAGGTATAGGGACGAATTTACTTATTCATCTTTTAGTGAAGGTGAAAAAATGAGAATAGATTTAGCTTTGTTGTTTACATGGAGAGCTATAGCTAAACTAAAAAATTCAGTAAATACAAATCTACTAATATTAGATGAAGTATTTGATTCTTCTCTTGATGAAAATGGAACAGACGAGTTTCTTAAAATTTTAAATACACTAGGTTCAGCAACAAATACTTTTATTATTTCTCATAAAGGTGATAGTATGAATGAGAAATTTAATAATATAATAGAGTTTGAAAAGTCTAGAAACTTTTCAAGGATAAAATAATGGCAGAAGTAAAAGAAAAAGAATACGAATATGCATATAGAGTAAGATGTAGTGCTTTTTTACCTGAGGGTTTAAAAAAGTTTGAATATCTATTTGCAAAAATAGGTGATGCTATAATGTTTCAAACAGGTATGGAAGAAAAAGGATTTTATACAAATCTTTCGGTAGTTCCATTAGGGAATAAAGAATGAAAGTTGTAACAGATTGGAAAATACTTAGAAAGAAAGTTGAAGAAGAATTTAATTTTGATAATCCACAAATAGACCCAAAAGAATTTAAAGAAATAATTATTGACGCTATGTGGGAACATTCTGGTTTAGGAATATCAGCTAATCAGATAGGTTATAATTTTAGAGTTTTCGCCATGAGAGGTGAAACAAAAAAAGATAGTGTTGTATGTTTCAATCCAGAAATTAAAACATTTTCAGATAATATGAATACTATGGAAGAGGGTTGTCTCTCAGTTCCAGAGTGTTTTGTAAAGGTCGTAAGACCAGCTGAAGTCTCTATTTCTTACCTCAATGAGGACAGAAAGCAAGAGGGTCAGCTGGCAACAGGTCTAACAGCTAGAGTGTTTCAACACGAATTAGACCATTTAGATGGTATCACTATGTTAGATAGAGTTGGTACTTTTACAGCTAGATATGCACAAGACAAGGCTAGAAAAAGACTGAAAGCTGTATCTAGAGGTAAACCAGTAAAACCTAAATTTGCGTTATGACAAAATATATTCATGTAAATCAACATAAAATTAGAAGTAATCTAAAACATGGAACTTTAGAGCCTGTGATTACAATTAAAGAAGGTAGAAATAATACTTATTGTCATGAAGTAGAAATACTTGGCCCTAGTAAAGTAGTTTATGGAGAAGAAGGAGAAAAACTCCTTAATTGTGGGGCTAGAGTTGTGATTGAAACTGATTCTGATATCAATATAGTAAGATGAGCCTTTATGACTCTCTTTGGAGAGAAAATCACGGTCTATGGGAGTTTATAATATCTTTTGATAATGTCTTATCAAAATCAGAGTGTCAAAAATTAATTAAGTTCTACGAGTTAAGTAAAAAGGCTTCAGTAGATGACCATAGAGCCCAATATACAGGATTACAATTATTTCAAGACCCAAGACCAGAAGCTTTTGAGTGGTATCAAAAACTAGAAAAGAAACTATTACCATATGCAGAGAAGTATGAAAAGAAACTTGTTAATATGGCTCATGAAGATTACAAACCAGCTGAAATATTAGCTAATACAAATGATATATGTTTTAGGTCTTTACAAGTTCAACACTATAATCCTGAGTCAAAAGGCTATTCAGCCGTTCATGTAGAGTCAGGTAAAAATCATTGTAAAAGATATCTAGCCTGTATTTTGTATTTAAATACATTGAAAGATGATGATGGCGCTACAGTTTTTCCTTTAGCTGGGCATTGGGAGACACCCAAAGCTGGGACTTTAGTTGTTTGGCCGTCAGGCCTACCTTTTTATCATAAGGGCTTGAAATCAAGCGAAGACAAATATATTTTGACTACTTGGTACGAGTTCTTGTAAAATTTTTAGTAACTCTAGTTATTCTACTAGATTTCATCAATGAATTAAACTTGGCCCATAAACTTCTATGGTCAGTAGGGTCATCAAATAATAGATAAAGTCCAATTACCCCAAAAGGTAAACCTAACAATAATATAACTTCAATCATATAGCTTATTTATAAGAGATAGAGGGGTTGACTTTAGGGCTACAATTATGAGATCATACCACTATGTTGAAGAAATTCATAACTGAGTCGGTGTATCGGGTTACAGACTCCGAGGGTGATGGCCGAACATTCGAGGGGGAAATGAAAAAGTCCCCCAATCTTATTCCTATCAAGCTTGACAACGCGCTACCACTTTTGATAGGATGCTTGTATATTATGAAATTAAGTGAGGTAAAAATATATGACTATTAAAGTTACAGCTCATCATGAGAAATTTATTGATGCAGCTTCAAAATTATTCCCTGGTCAATCTGAGTTTTCAGTAAGTCAGATTAAAAGGGTTGTTTCGGAATCAGGTTGTCCAAGGCCTGGTTGGTTAATCAAACCAAAATATAGAGTAGGTCATGGTACTTATTCTTTAGAGTTAGCTGGTATTCAGGCAGCTAATGTAGTTCAACTACCAACATCAAAAGTAGAACCTGTAGTAGGTGTTAATCTTCTTGAAGATGATGTTTCAGTAGTTCCTGAAAAAGTTTCAAACTATGTTCCTTTTGGTCACTTTTCAGACCTTAAATCAATAGTTCAATCTAGATTATTCTTTCCTGTTTTTGTGACAGGTTTATCTGGTAATGGTAAAACTATGATGGTCGAACAAATATGTGCTAGACTCAAAAGAGAATGTTACAGAGTTAATATTACCATTGAAACAGATGAAGATGATTTGATTGGTTCAAACACACTTGTTGACGGTAACATTGTTTACAAAGAAGGTCCTGTTCTTAAAGCTATGAGAAAAGGGGCTGTTTTACTTATAGATGAAATTGATTTGGCATCTAATAAGATTATGTGTTTACAATCTATCTTAGAAGGTGGTGGTTACTTAATCAAAAAAACTGGTGAGTTCGTAAAACCAGTAGATGGTTTCACTATTATAGCGACAGCTAATACCAAAGGTAAAGGTAGTGATGATGGAAGATTTATCGGTACTAATGTTCTTAACGAAGCTTTCTTAGAGAGATTCTCAGTCACAATGGAACAAGAATATCCTTCAATCTCAGTTGAGAAAAAAATCTTGATTGGTGAATTGAAAAGTCTTGGCCTTGAAGGTGAAGATGAAAAAGATTTCGCAGACAAGTTAATCACTTGGGCTGATGTTATTAGGAAGTCCTTTTATGAAGGAGCGATTGATGAATTGATTTCAACCAGAAGACTTGTTCACATAGTACAGGCTTACAAAATGTTTGGTCAAAGACTTAAAGCTATTCAAATGTGTGTTTCTAGATTTGACTCAGAAACAAAGGCTACTTTCTTAGACCTTTACACTAAAGTTGACGCTCAAGAAGCTCAAGAAGTTGAGACAGAAACAGTAGATACAGTAGATGTATCTTCCGATTATTCACAACCAGATAATGTTGAAGAAAGTTTCTAACGATTACCTCGCTGGGGTCGGCATCATGTCGGCCCCTATTTTGAAGGTTGACAATGGGCTCCTAAAAATAATAAGATCTGATCATGATAAATAGTTTAGTAAATTCAAATAAAGACACACTGGCCAAGTTGATGGCCACAGAGAACATTACAGTTCTTCATAAAAGAGTCCCAACAGCATATTTTGATGTTAAGAATAGGACATTGGTTTGTCCTTTGTTAAAAGATGATATGTCTTCCGAACTTTATGACTTGTTTATGGGTCACGAAGTTGGTCACGCATTGTTTACTCCTCTAGAAGGTTGGCATGACAAAGTTTCAGCTAAAGGTCCTATTTTTAAAGGTTACCTTAATGTTATCGAAGACATTAGAATTGAGAAAAAAATCAAAACAAAATATCCAGGCCTTAGAAAATCCTTCTACACAGCTTACAAAGAATTATTAGAAGATGATTTCTTCGGTTTACAAGAATTAGATAAGTCAATTTCTGAACTTAATTTAATTGATAGAATTAATCTTCATTACAAAGTCGGCCATGGTATCAGAGTTCCTTTTTCAAATGATGAAAAAATTATTATAGATAGATGTGAAAAATTAGAGACTTTTGAAGATGTTCTAAAACTTGCTACAGAGTTGTTCAATCAAAAACAAGAAGAGGCTGAATCTTTTATAGACGGACTTACTCAAGAACAATTACAAGAACTAGCAGATGAAATGGGTATCGAACAACCAGAAGATGGTGGTACAGAGTTAAATGACTTAGATAACATGGTAGAGACTGAGGCTAAAGAAAACGGCACAGGTGGTTCAGATGATGGTGAAGAGTCCGAAGAAGAAGGACAAGAAGAACAACAAGATAGTTATAGTATAGCTAAAGAAAAAGATTCAAATGATTCTGGAGAAGATACTGAAACTAATCAGAATTCTAAAGAAAATCAAGAAGGTGAAAACTCAGAAGGCACAGAGGCAAGTCCTAGTAAAGGTCAATCTTCTTTAGAAGATAAAGTAAAAAAAGAATTAAATAAATCAAGTACAGATGAAGCTTTCAGAGAAAACGAAGAAAAATGTTTTGATACAAATAAGTATGGTAGAGAACCAAGATACCTAGAGATTCCTGAAAGGGTTAAATATGAAAACTTTATAGTTGACTTTAAAGAAATAGAAAAAACTTTAGGTAATTTCAACAGAGAACCTGTTTCAAAATTTACTAAAAACTTCATGAGCAAAAATAGAAGTGTTGTCAATTATATGGCTAAAGAATTTGAAATGAAAAAGGCAGCATCAGCTTACAACAAAAGTCAACAAGCTAAAACAGGTGAATTAAATATGGACAAACTTCATCTTTATCAAATTAAAGATGATATTTTTAATAGAGTTGAGATTACACCTGATGGTAAAAATCACGGTATGATTATGACTATCGATTGGTCAGGTTCAATGTGTGAAGATATAGAATCCACTTTAGAACAAGCTCTCGTACTTTCTATGTACTGTAAAAAAATTAATATACCTTTTCAACTATACGCATTTTCAGATGGTTATTACAGAGAGGGAACTAATTCACCAGCTTACAAAACATACGGAAAAGAATTAGATATAAATGATACTGCTGTTGTAAGTTCTTTAGCTCTTCTTGAGATAGTTAACGATAAAATGAAAACTTCTGAATATCAAAGAGCTATGGAAAACTGGTTTCAAATTGTTAAATCTATGACTTATAGATACAATTGGCAGGCAGATGCTGACCAAGGTTATGACCACGATGCAGATTTACCAGGTAAATTATATTTGAGTGGTACACCTTTAGACGCTACTTTATTTGTAGTGAGAGATTTAATTAATGACTTTGAATATCAAAACAATTTAGACATTGTTAGTTATGTTTGTTTAACAGACGGCCAATCACATAGTAATTTTGGTTCTGGTGCATCTTTAGTTGATAGAAGAATCAATCAGACTTTCCAATTAAATACAAACGGTGGTTATAGTTGTACTAAAGGTCTTTTAAAGTGGTTAAAAGCTACTACCAACTGTAGAACTATCGGTTATTACTTAACAGGTGCTAAAGGTAGAAGATTAGAAGGTGAAGTTTCTAACTTCACAGGCCACTATGAATATGATTATGAAAAACAAGAACAACAAAGAAAATCTTTTAATAAAGAAGGTTCAGTTCTAATTGAGAACTGTAATTACGATTTAGGTATTGTAATCAACTCAAGAAAATTAAAACTTAATTATAACGAAGATGTATTACAAGTTGGCGAAGAGGCAACAAAAGGTCAACTTAAAAGAGCTTTGGTCAAAACAGGTCAAAGTAAAGTTAAACAAAGAATTATCTTGAACAAATTTGTTCAACAAATGGCAGTATAAATAAGGAGAGATTATGAGTCAGTATGATGATAGAGTAGAAAGGCAAAAATTACTACTAGAGGCCGAAGAATGGGCTAATGGTATTAATTCAATTCATATTCATTCTTTAAAAAGTATGTGGTATGACGATAGACCTCAAGATACTGATACTGGCAATGTTACAGATACAGAATTTAATGACGGTAGAATTACCAGAGAAAAAGGTGGTAAATTACTTCATACTTGGCTAAATGAACAAGTTACAGGCGATGATTTAATATCCAGGTATATGTCAGGCGGAAAATAAAATTGGGGAAATTTATGAGTCAAAAACAGCAACAACAAAGATTACCAGCTGGTTTACATATAGAAAGTGGCTGGGCAGATGAAGAAAGATTAAAAAAATTAAACAAATTTAAAAAGGAAAAAATTAAACAGCAGATGGACCGTAAACACAATCAAGGTCCATAGTTATGATAAACAATGGCAGAATTTATTCTATATACAACTTTATTTTTATGTATTCTTGCGATGATAGGTGAGAATTCAAATCCAAGAGGTATGAATATCTTTTGGTATAAAGTTAAAATATTATTAAGAGATTATTGGAAGGCATTAAAAGAATATGATTCTGGAAACAATAAAGGAAATGGAAAGTTCTAATGAGAAATAGACCCAACATGAAAACTACAAAGAAACAAATTGTGGATTGGTGTCAAAGAAATATTGACGAGTGTGAATGGCCTGTAGATGCTTCTGAAATGGGGTCACATTGTTCTCATTGTGGACATGAAAGACCTACTGAAAGGGCACATATCATACCTTGGTCGAAATACGATTATGACCCTAAGTATGATTCACCAAAGTATTACAGATTACTTTGTAATGAATGTCATTCATTAGCACCTAATGTTAAAGACTTCAATGAAATGGACAAATGGATTGTTGAAGATTCAAAAATATTCAATCCTAATGGATATTATAATTACTATTGGGAAGTTAGAAACAAAGCTGAAGAAATAGTAAAACAAACTGGTCAACATGGATTTGAATCAATGAATGATTCGACATTTTCATGGTGTAAATCAGAACTTAAAAAATGGTTTGAAGAAAGAGAAAAAAAGATAGAAAGGTTTTTAAATGAAACAACTTTGGCATGATTATATGTATAATTCAAAAAGATGGCAAGATTCATCAGATGGATGGGTTAAAAGTATGATAGAGTCAAAAGAGAACAAAGAAGAATACAAAAAATATGTAGAAAAAACAGTAGAACCATTGACTTATATAAAGTGGTTAAAAGAAGTGAAGAAATAATGAAATCGATTTATAATCCTGAAACAAACAGATACGAACCAGATTTATCGAATACCAGTAATTGTATAACGCATCAGGAAATTGCAAGAGTATTACATGCA